AGCTCATTTTTTCTTTTCTTGTCCTGAATCTTTTAAGTAAGCATCAATTTCTTTTTGTGTTGTTATCTGCATCATTACTTCTATCTCATCATCTTTATACTGTGGATAAATTTCTTGTAACTGTTTGCGCTTGGCACTAGCACCAGGTTCTTTTTTCTTAGGAGCAATCCAAACATGGCGCGGTGTTCCCATACCAGGGCTAACAGTTGTGGCACATAACCATTGCAGTTCTGGATGTTTGCTTAGTGTAAAGAAGTGTTTGTTAAATCGTTCATTAAGTGCAATAACATAAAACTCTTGTAGCTCTCGAGATCCTTCAACTGAACTGCCCCAACGTATCATAAGATAGTTGCTAAACTTCTTACGTTCATCATCAGTTAAATCTCGATAAAAATTACGATCCTTGCGATCAAACTGCCGCATCTCATTGGCAATGTTTAACTTATCGCTCATTACCAAGCCTTATCATAGTCCACAATCTCACAGTTGCGGCTAATATCTTTTACAAAATAAACACAGTCCGGTTTAGGACCATCTGATATAGGAATGCATAACATCTGTCCATTCTTTAACTTAGGAGCATACCAGGCTACTTCGTGATACACATCCACAATCTCAATGGTTGGGAAACTGGGACGGAAACTGCTGAGTGGATTAAACTGGAATACTTTAAATCCACGGTCATTGATACTGGTCAGTGGCAGTACTTCAAGGTCACCTACTTCAGGTTCGCCTATTAGGATTTGCCAATCCATTGGCATGCGTATTTTATGCTCACCAATTTGTAGTACCAATGCAGGTGCATTAAAACTTTCCAGGAAAATAAGCGGAATATAATGGTAGTCAGGGTCTTTGGGATCACTGTTATCAAATATAGCAAACCTCATGTCTTCAACTTCTTCTGGAAGATGGTCAAGGTCAAATGGTTCGTTATCTAGTGTTAGTATTCGCATGTGTGTATAATACAGTATAGCAGGTCAGATGTCAAGAGATTTAACATTTATTTCCACTCTAGTTTCTCCTGAGAGAACGGATAGTTTGCATCACGATAAAATACTTTGCGTTTGGTCAGGTGTCGTTTGGCAAATTTACAAGTACTGGTTACATCCCAGATTTCCACGTGATCTTTGTCTTCCGCTTTTCTAATGCCGCGCCCAATTGACTGTATAACACGGACAAAGCTCTTTCCGGGCTCAAGAAGAACCAGATTAAAAATACGAGGGATATTAATACCCACAGCGGCCACACCGTAAGTCGCCACAATAATCTTGCCAGTACTGGTCGCCACTTCGTCATATTCATCTTGTCTTGCTCCTGCTTTAGTTGCACCTGATACAAACACTGCTCGATCGCCCAGGCGTTCAATCAAAGCATGACCGGCTGCTACACGGTCTACCAATACTAGTGTATTGCCTGTGTCGTTAACATGCGCGACCAAATTGGCAATGGCAGTGAGTCTATCCGGCTCTTCCAACAAGAACTTTAGCTCACTTTGATAATTAGAGAACTCTGCATGGTCCACCAACTGCACAATGTTCACATGACACTGCGCTAGCACGCCACGGTCTTGTAGTTCGCTTGCACTGAGTTGACTGATAACAGGACCAAGACTACACTTTAATGCTTGGAATTCAAATGGCTCTTTGGGCACAGTTCCTGTCAATCCCCAACGAATTGGCACTCTGGCCATGATGCCTGTTAACAATGATTTAAGTGCGTCGGCTTTGGCCATATGTACCTCGTCTACCATCACACATACCACATCCTCGATGAAGTCTTGTATGGTAACGTCTGCTACACCATTCTTTGTGTTTTTCATTAACACATTTAAACTTTGCCATGTGCATATAGTATGTGTCCGGCCGTGCTCTTTGCGATCTCCAAAGTACACACCAACATCTAGGCCCAAGTTCTTATAGTCTGTTTCTGTTTGTGTTACCAGGCTCTTGTTGGGTACAATAACAATGCTACGTCCATATGGTTCTATACTTAAACTCAACGCCGCTGTCATCAGCGTCTTGCCTGCACCAGTGGCTACTTCTTGAATACACTGTGGATTAGCCAGGAAGTGGTTGATGATCTCCACCTGATAGTCACGTAGTACCACAGGCTGCCCGGCCATTGGGTGAGTCTTGGGCCAGACTTTATGTGCAAACGAATCTTCTCTACATTGTTCAAAATTAAATGTAGTTGAATACGTTCTTTGATCATCTAATTCAATATCGTAATTAAATTTTTCTAATATGGGAATAATCTCGGGTAACAAGTTAACATAAGTACTGCCGCCAAGTTGGAAGTAACTTACTTTGCCATCCCACCGACCAAGTCTTACTGCCGGCAAGTAACGTGCGCCCGGAACGTCGTATTTAAATGCATTAACCAGCGCCCGCCGGGCGTCAAGTTCCAGGCCTTCGACTTTGATGTTTACTTCATCTCGTATTACAATTGTTGCGTGTTTCATATGTATGGTGCTAATTCTGGGAATGTTATAGCAAAACTTGTGTTTCTATATTTGTCGTGCTGGTGCAATCGAAGTCTGAATTCCTCAAACATGTCACTGTCATCGTTATGCTCAATTAATTTAGCCCAGGTTTGTACGTCTTTATCAACACTGCTATTCAAATAGTTTACAATTTTTTCTTTGGCTGGACCTTGCCACACGGTAGGTCTCATATGTGAGGGTGTATGCACTCTGCCCATCCACGGTCTCGGTAATCCTTGATTATAACACCAAGAAACAAACTCGTCAAGATAAAAGATATTATATGCACTGACTGTATGGCTTACGCTAAGTCTAAAATTATCAGATTGGCAATTAAGATATTGTGATACATTTGAAATCAAAGTATCCCACTTACCCGGGTATCGTATGTATTCGTATCTAGCGCCGACGCCATCAATACTAAGTTGCATGTCAATTTCTTTAAAGTGTTGCCATTGGTCCCACCATGCTTGATCAGGAAATACTGTGGCATTAGTTGTATAATGTAGTGTAATATTATTTGCTTGTCCAGAATCCACATAGTATTTTAATAGTTGTTGCTGAGAATCTACTCCACTTAAAAACGGCTCGCCACCCGGAATGTCCAGATGTATCACATTTGGGGCCTGCTCAGCAAATTTAACAACAAAGTCATTTTGGTAAAAATGCACATTATCAACGTTGATATTGTATATTTCTTTATATTCGTGTTGCCAACGACTACTAGTTTGCGGACTACATGTAATACATTTGAGATTACAAGTGTTTCCAAATGCTATGCTAGCAGTGATGAATTGAGTGTCAACCAACTTATATCGATTGTAATGTTCTTTCCATCTCTGATAGTCTAGCTGCCGTTTACTTTCAATATTGTGCTGTTCTTCAATTTGACAACGCTCGCATCCTGACGGCCAGTTGCCCTGGATAAAATCTTGTTTGATTTCCGCCAAAAAGTCGCTCCCAACATAATCATCGAGAGTATCTCTTTGTATATTAAACTTTTGATTGTACTTGGCCATTTGAAATTTACAACAAGGCGAGATATTGCCTTGAGGACTGATATCAACGTTGGTCCAAGGAGAATAACAAAAAGTCATATTTTATATATCACGGTTTTTAAATCTGCTGTGGTGACAGGAAATTTGTTCAATCCATCACATTTCATTTCGTATCCCTGTTGTCTTAATAAATGCTGAATATAGGCTTCGTCAAATATTGTCTGTGTCAATATAGGCAAATCTATATCAGTGGTCAATGTTGATTCAATCCATTGGTTACAATTAAGTTGGCTATTATGAAACTGTTGATTGCTTCTAAATATGTTGTGGGTGTGTTGTATAATAGCAAAATCAACATTGATTGTTAATTTTAATCTAGTAACTATATCTATAAAAGTTTGATCAAAATTGTCTAGCAGGTCAGTTACTTCGACCGAGATACAGTTAGAGATTGTCAGATAGTTTTTTCTATTATAGCCTTCGTTCCAGGAGTCAGTGATCCAAAACGAACACCATTCTCTCAATATCCAGGTAGGAACAGTATTGTCCAATGGACCCGAATACCTCCAGTTTTTAGATAACTTATCGGTGACTTCGTCTTGCGAGAAATTTGTGAATATATAAGAAATTAATGCCGCATGTTGTTGTTTGAAAAACTGATTGTTATAATAGTCAAGGCTATGGTCAGAGTTGGGCAACAAAGATATTATAGTATCAATTGCGTTAATTTTTGTTACTTTTTCAAAATGCCCGGAAGTAATTCTAGTACGTGCTATTTTATTATACCTATGTTGATGACTACTGCCGTACTGATCAAATGTCAACGGTGTAAACGTTTCTGATCTTAAATCTGTATAGTTATATAAACATCTTGTTAGATACGTACCATAACACCCAGGCGGAAAAATAACATGAATCATACCAATAGTATATACTTATTGCAAACAAAAGTCAAAAAGACAGACACCTTTTTTTAAGGGTGTCTGCCATAAAACCCGGGACGGAGCCAACCTACTCCCAGGAAAAAGGAGAAAAAATGAACTAACCAACTACCACTCGAAAACCCTGTTGAGTTTGTTCGTCTGCTTCATATTGGGTATCCACAGCAAACAAAAACAAATCACCATCATAAATCTTGTACATTTGGCACTCCAGTTAATAAGTTTCTTTTACAAAATCGTATTGGTCCGCAGGCCACTTGGCTCGGAACTCTTCAGACCTGACATAATCGTTGTAGGCTTTGGCGTCAAAAAACACCTTGCGGAATACAGATGTAAACTGGCCTTTGGGCGTTACTGTTAAGTAAACGGACTTTGCTTTTCCTGACATATTAATCTCCAAACATCAAAATAATAAATGCTAAAAGTAAAGACCACCATAGGTGTCCTAACATTAGCAACATTAGGACACCTATCCAAGCCATATTAGGCGCTCTTCATACATGTTGTCTCTGACATGCGTTTCCAGTTACCGGGAAAGCTCTTGCGCAAGTCTGCAATCTTGAGCGCCATGCGCAAGGATACCTCGCGCAAACGATCTTTGTTGGCATGCATAAAGTCAATAATGTCATCTTGTGCATACTCGTTAAAGTCGTAGTCTGCAAACAACACGCCATCTTTGGCAATCTGTTTGATACGCAACAACTTGTCACGCATGGTGTCCAAGGTCAAGTCCAGATAGTGGCAACGACTTTGGAGGGCGTCCAAGTGGTCACGCAATTTTTGGCTTTTCATCTTGTCAAACTTTAAGTTTGTAATAAAGATGACACTGCCTTTAAACTCAAAACGGTCTGGAATACCTTCTCTGCGCAAGGCACTGCTCTCTGACAACCAGGAGATAACACGCTTCTTACCTGAGTCCAATGCACCCTTGAGCAAGTTAAGAGCAACGTCATCCAACAAGATGCTGTCACAGTCGTCAAACACTACGACGCTGTTGGCATCGCTGTATTTGTACAGAGTTTGGTACAGGCCAATGGGAGTGGCACTGCCTTTAACTACCTCGGCACGGAGTCTCTTGCCTGCCAACTTGTCAAACAAGCAGGCTTTCTCAATTTCTGTCTCGACGCCGTAGCTCTTACCTACACCAGGAGGGCCGCTCACAATCATAGCCCGGATGTCACCCGACACCGTGGCCTTTGTCATCTCGTGCAGGATGTCAAACCGCTCACGGATACGATCCATGGCCTCGTCATCTGACTCGACTACTGTGGGTTTCTCAAAATGTACTGTATTGTCTTGCACGGCATCTCCTGTTACATATTCAAAATTTTGGATGGAATCTACCTTGATACGCACGGTATCAGGGCAGTTGGGAAAGTTACCATCATTCTTGACAGTAACATAATTGCCTTTGGCACCAGAGACATAGCCTGACACTAAAGTAAAAGCAATATTGCGGACGGGCTTGTTGCGATACTCGCCCTTAATAATACGAATGGCACTCATGGTTGGCTCCTTGTTGTGCGTTAAAATTAAATTATAGCAGATGTCAAATTAAGCGTCAACCTTGACAGCCTCAATTCCAAACTGTTCGAGCAACACGGCACGGCAGGCATCTACGGTGCGTTTGGTTACCACCACTTTGCCGCCCATGAATCCCACATAGAGATGTCTGTGTGCTACAAACTTGATCTCGCCGTCGGCACCTGTATGCTTTTGGCGGGCGGCTGGTTTGGCCACTGCCTTTTTAGCAACAGGGCTGACTGCAGGCTTTGCTGTTTTTTCTGCCTTGGCTGGCACTTGTGCTTTTGGAGCAGAGTTTTCAAAACCGTGCTTTTTGTCGTACTTGGCAATCTCTGCTGGGGTTTTGCCCCAGGTAGCTAACAGACGTTTGACTTCTGTTCCGGGCAATTGGTTCCAATGGATGATTTTGTCAGTCCAGTTTTGCATTGTTGGCTCCGTTTAGTTACTATACAAGTATTATAACAGTTTGGGAATTATTGGTCAACTGGGGCAAACATCTTGCCACCCTGAACCATAACTACGCGATATGCTTCCATTGTTTTTTGTGTCTGTGCCATTGGGTTCACTTTGATGAACTGCATTATTTCCAAAAACCCCATGCCTAAAAATTCTGCATCTTTTTGGATTTGTTTGATTGCTGTGGCTGTTTGCATACTAACTCCGTTTTGTTAATCTATGCTATATTATAGCAGTTTGGGTATTTCTGGTCAACCATTCTAACTGTGGCTTTTTTACAACAAAAACTGCTTATTTTTTAAGCACTTCGTAAAAACGCTGGTTGATAATGTCCATTTCCTCTTTGGAAACGTAGAAATCTGTAGTGGGATCGTAGTAGGCACCCTCTTTGTTGTCATAATACAACACTTGGCCCGAGAAGTTGAACGGACCTTCCAGGCCCTTGCGTGGCTCGTACTTGGTACGCATCTGGTCTATGGTATCTACAACCTTGTAACCCATCTTGTGTTCCTTTTTACTTACTATGCCACTATTATAGCAGTTTGGGAATTTTGGGTCAACCATAAAAAAACCCTACAAATTGCAGGGTTTTTGTGAGAGAAATGTGTTAAATTAGGCAGGTGTGTTAACACTTGAAAACACAATTGTTGTAAATGTAAGTACCTGGCCGGCTTCTACTTTAATATATAGGTGCCCGGCTTCCTCCGGAAGTTGAACTCCATCTACAAATTCTGTTGTTCGATTATCAAAAGCCAATTCTTGTGTTAATCCGTACGCAAATGCAGTCTCGTCACGTATGTACCAGCCGCCCTTGGCTTTTACATCTGCTTTTATTTCAGCAGGGGCAGTTGATATGGTGCCTGCAGTTACATATGCAAGTTCTTCTGCGGTCAATGCAGGATTAACAATCTGTGCGTAATTATATTTAAACATACCAACGAATGCGATTCCAGTGTCAACTGTTACCACCACTGGTAATTCAACATTGGTGCCGGCTGAATCATCAAAGGTATATGCGAATTCGCAGATGAACCCATCAGGTTCATCTACTGAACCTTGACTGAATGTTCCATTAAATACTTCAATCCCATCAACTTTTACCGACCCCGAGGCCGTTGCAGTTCCGAGCATTCCTTTTAAATTAAATAATCTTTGAGTCATTACGTGTCTCTCCTGTTAATGTTATTTATCACTGCCAGTGATTTAAAACCACTGGATCAGTGATTTCGTGTGGTTTAGGGCTGCCGTGGAACACCAAGATGCTGGTGTCGTTGTCTAGTAGCGTTCCGGTGCCGGGCAATAGATATTTTTTGCTTGAGAAATTAAATCCTCCGTCAACACACTGCCATCGCCAACTTTTAACCCAATCCGTGTTGACAAATCTCCTGGATTCAACCGGAATTATTGCTGATATAAAGTCCTGATCTCCGCGGTATTTACCAGTGATTGAGTTAATGCCTTGATTCATTGCTTCTTGCCAAACATAAACATATTTTTCAGTGTCCCACCACATAACACTGGTGTTTGATACTGTACAGGAGCTTTTCCACAAGTATTTAAAATCCCTTAATGCCCAAAAATGTTTTTGATTTAGTTGACATAGCCAATCAATGTTTTTTGTAATAACAATGTCTAGATCAAAATATAGCAATGGGCCGCAATGATATGCTGTATTAAATAATTGTAACTTATACCACCATGATTTTTTAGGTCCATCAAATCCCCAGTCAATAATCGAATGCTTGATCATATGTTCCGGGACAACTCTATCTGCTTCTGTATAAACGTGTAGTCGCACTGGGCGACTCAGATGCCGGCACAACATATTATATAATCGATCAACATAATCCCATGTATATCCATCTCCGTGTATCACACAGGCGCAGTCTATCGGATCGGTATTATCAGCAGGCATCATTTGATATTTACCGTTATGTGCGTACATAAATATCTTTATGAAAATTGTACTTGTAACTGGCGGCTTTGACCCCATCCACTCCGGGCACCTGGCTTACTTCCAGGCAGCAAAACAACTAGGAGACCGACTAGTTGTTGGTCTTAACTCAGACGAATGGCTTACTCGTAAAAAAGGCAAGCCATTCATGCCCATGAGTGAACGTTTTGCATTGGTCAGCGCATTGAGCATAGTGGATCAAGTTGTTGTTTACAACGATGCTGATAACTCCAGTTGCGATGCAATTCGTTTAGTTAAGACACAGCATCCTAGTGCCAAGATTGTGTTTGCCAATGGTGGCGACAGAACCAAGGATAACATTCCTGAAATGGTGTTTGA